CGTGTTGTAGGTAGTCCGCAATCGCATATTGTGCACGTGTTGGGGATGGAAGATCGAGTTCAGCCCACAAAGCCTGCAAGAATAGTTTAAAATCGTCTTTGAGCAGGTCTAATGTGTTCATAATAATTAGTTAAATCCAGCCAGTTCCGATAAACCTAGCTCAGGTAATGTAAATTTAACACCACCAAGATTAAATTGCATTTTACCTCCACGTTTAACAGCTTCTACGGCTCGTGGAATTCTTTCAATTTGTTCGGACAGCGGTGGTTTAGGTATAGCTTTGGCTATCTGTTCCTTAGCAAATTTCTTAGCTCGCTCAGGATCTTCACGATAAAGATCTATACCTACATTTGCTACGTCAGCCGTTGTTGAAATAGCCTCACCTATTGGAGCAGCGGGTGGGAAATAAGAAGCCACATCTCCTGCTAAGGAAACACCAGCCAATCCAGCTTGAGCTTCATCAGCAAAATCTCCGGTTTGTTGTGCTATATCAAAACGTCCTTTTGTTTCAGCCGCACTAGCAGCTGTCCCAAGCGGACCTAAAGCAGCAATACCACCCAGAGCAAGACCAGTCAAAGCAGCACGGTTCTGCATCAATCGGTTAGGGAATTGAATTGCATCACGGTTAACGTTTAAAATAATGCTACCGGGTTTTGCTTTGTTGTCATATTGAAATTTTTTAGCAAATTCAATATCTAAGCCCTGTTCTGTAGCAGCTTTTCTAACAGCAGTAGATTGTTCAAAAGTACGTCCTCTTTGAAATGCATCTACATCAAGAGCTTTTTCAATAACTTGACGCTGGCCGAGTGTAACAGGATTAGTTACAATTTCTTGAAACCGTTTAACTTGTGGTGCAATAAACTCATCTAATGCTTCAAAAATTTCTCTGGCAGAACTTCGGATTAGAACAGGGTCTTCTCCTAATTTACGTCCGATATTTTTAGTACCTTTACCGTGCGCTGTAGGAAGATCCTCGGTCGGTGGCATACCATAACCACGAGACTCTTCAAAAGCAGTACCTTTACGTCCGTATCTTACTTGGTGCATACGCTCGTCAATAGCACCGTGAGCACCTAAGTTCCAGCCACTGTTACCGGGAAACCCACCATATTTATCGTAAGCCATTTGCCTGACATCTAACATAACGTCAGTTGGAATACGCAATGGTAAATCACCACCAGTTCTGTTAGCAATAACGTGATGAATTGGCAGACCTTCAACTGGTGCTAATAATTTCATAGCACCTTCTTCAGTACGCAACGCAGACATGAGTTGAGCATCACTCATGCCGTTAATATCGGCTAGAATTTGAGGATAAAATTCTGGATACCAACTAAAAGCATTGCCAAACCTACCAAGTCTTTTTATGATACTAGTATTGCCACCTTTTGCTGTGAGTTTATCTAATTGTGAAACAATGCGATCTCTTGTAGCGGTATAGGCAAGCTTTTCTGCGTCAGTCATTACTTAATGTGCAATAAAATAAGTTTTTCTCTAGGCGTATGCCCAAAAGTCTGTCTCATCCACGTGAGCCAGTTATTTGTTCCTTTATTCTGATTACATTTCCTGCAAGACGGTACCAAGTTTCTCGTTGTCGTTTCTCCTCCATAAAAACGAGGTATAACGTGATCAAGAGTAAGTTCATGTAATTCATAATGTTCTCCACAATAGACACATTGACAGTTGAAGTGTTCCTTAATGGCTTGACGCCACATCCGTTTTGCTTCAGGACTAGTCATGGTTATTAGATTTTGCAGGTAGTGATCAGGACTTGGAAGTAGAGGGGTCATGCATAACGTGAGCGTTTACCGTGACCATTAGCGGCACGATTTTTACTGCGAATCATGAGGCGTGTTTTACCACCTTTGGAGTGAGAGACATCTTTATTGTCTCCGTTACCATAAGTGCCACGTTTTCGATTCTCTTTGTTAAGAGCTGCACGTTTGTTTTTCTGACTTTCGGTACTGTCGTATGCTTTCTGATACGATTTATAATTACCGTTAGCGTACTTAGGACCGCTACGCTTTCGTACCATACAACCTCCGCTGTACAAGTTCAGGATCAATAGTGGGCAATACGTTTGCCAGTTTGTCCAGGTGATTGCCTTCAAGGGCAACACCACTGATGTCGTTTTTGGCTAGCCAGTCACAAGCTGCTTTGAGATCTTGTGTCGTGGCTTCACCAGATTTAATTCGTGCGAGGAATTCAGATGTGACGAGGTTGTGAAGCTCGTTAAACTGATCCTCAGTTGCT